GAAAAGTTGTGCCAACACCAGACACCAACTACGCGACTGAGTTGACTTACTACGCAAAGTTGTCAAAGTTGTCAACATCAGTGGCAACCAACTTTATTTTGGACTCAAGCCCAGACGCCTATTTGTACGGAAGTCTGCTGCAAGCTGCGCCATACCTTCAAGATGACAATAGAATTCAGGTGTGGGCAACGCTGTACGAGCGTGCCTTAAATGACCTGCAAGTCGCTGATGACCGAGGTGCGACATCAGGCGGTGCGCTTTTAACCCGTGCAAAAACTTTTGGATAAATCATGCTGGTGACAACGACCAAGGGCGAGATGGATGATTCTTTGCTTGAAAAGCGTGAGGGGTCATTGGATAACGATACCGAGACAACAACTTGGGTCGAGTACTGGCTTGATGGCGAGTTGGTGCATCGATCCGTCCACATGGCGCTGAAGCGCGGTGTTTTTGCTGATGGCATTACTGAACAAATTTAAGGAAATAGATCATGGCAAATACTCAGGCAATGTGTACAAGTTTCAAAGGTGAACTGCTTGTCGGTCACCACAACTTTGGCACTGGCGTCATCCGTGCAGCAACGACTGCCGACACCTTCAAGGCTGCGCTGTACTTGGCATCTGCCACTGTCAATGCGGCCACCACGGCCTATAGCTCGACCAACGAGGTGACAGGCACTGGCTACACTGCCGGCGGCGTGACAGTGACCTTTGGAACTGCGCCAAGCACCAGCGGCACGACTGCCTTTGTGACCCCCAGCGCCAGCATCACTTACTCTGCTGTCACGCTGTCGACATCCTTTGATGCTGTCTTGATTTACAACAGCACTCAGTCTAATAAGGCGGTCAGCGTCCACACCTTCGGGGCACAGACCGTCACCGCAGGCACTTTCAGTCTAACCATGCCTGTATCGGACGCCAGCACTGGCCTGATCCGTATTGCTTAACCAAGGAGCAGCGGCATGGCTGCTTATGGAACGGGGTATTACGGTCTAGGTGCTTACGGCATAGGCAATGTTGTCATCAGCGGCAACCAGGCGACTGGTGCTGCTGGTAACTTGCTGGCTGACAGGTCTGTCCAAGAAGACGGGACAATTGCCACAGGCAATGTCGGCACAGTCGGGTTGACTGTATCTGTTGCCGTAACGGGCAATGCGGCCACGGGCGGTGTTGGCTCTGTATCTGTATCCTCGACAAATGCAGTCACCGGCAATGCGGCCACGGGGGCAGTTGGCAGCGTTACCCCGAGTCTTGCATTTGATGTCACTGGCAACACGGCCACAGGCTCTGTTGGCACTGTCAGTGTCACCAGCACGAAAGCGGTCACAGGCAATGTGGCCATAGGTGCTGTGGAGACGATGCCGAGCGAGGTCATCACATTCCAAGCGATCACGGGCAACGGCGCAACGGGATCAGTTGGCAGTGTCAGTAATGCCATCACAATTGCATTGACAGGCAACAGCGCCACAGGGTCTGTCGGCATCATCTTTGGCTTTGGCTGGGGTGCGATACCCGACAGCGCAGAAACTTATACACCGATCAGCGACAGTGCAGAAACTTGGGTCGCAATCGTTGATAATTCAGAGACTTGGACATCCATTTAGGAGTAACGCATGGCAGATACCACCACCACCAACCTACTGCTGACGAAGCCAGAGGTAGGCGCATCGACAGACACCTGGGGGACAAAAATCAACACCGACCTGGACTCGGTGGACGCAATCTTTGCCGCCAACGGCACTGGTACAAGTGTCGGACTCAATGTCGGCGCGGGTAAGGTTTTGACTGTTGGCGGGATTGCATCTCATGCAGCAGGCTCTGCGGCTGCGCCAACCATCACAGCCACAGGCGACACCAACACAGGCATCTTCTTCCCAGCGGCTGACACCATTGCTTTTGCTGAAGGCGGCACGGAGGTTGCAAGGTTTGATAGTTCTGGAAATTTGGGGATTGGGACGAGTTCGCCTGCTCAAAAACTTGAAGTTGCAGGAAATGCTCTGCTATCAAATAACCAATATTTAGGCATCAAAGATTCAACTGGTGCGGCTGTTGGCTTTCCAATTTACACGGGGAGCAATGACGCAATTTTTGGTTATCTTGCAAGCGGCTCAACAGGCATTAGTACTTATCAGTTTAGGACTGGCAATAATGTAGAACGGATGCGTATCGACTCCAGCGGCAATGTGGGGATTGGTACTAGTTCGCCAACAAACAAACTTCATGTTTCTTCATCTTCTTTTGAAACAATAAAGTTGCAGGGAACAAGTACAGTATCGGGCATTAACTTTGTTAATTCTGCATCAAGCAACGGTTACATTTATTACGATAACGGCCCTAATATGCTGTTTTATACCAACGGCTCAGAACGCGCCCGTATCGACTCCAGCGGTAACTTGCTGGTGGGGCGAACAACAACAGCAAATTTTTCCTCATCAACCACGGCTGGATTTACTTGGCAGGGAACTGTAGCAACAATTTCAACGGCTAACACAGATGCGCTTGCTTTACAACGCTCCGGTAGTGACGGCGCAATTGTTGTCTTTTTTAGACAAAATTCGAATGTCGGCAATATATCTGTAACCGGCTCTGCAACAGCGTACAACACATCATCTGACTATCGCCTAAAGAACTCTGCTGCCCCTATGACGGGAGCACTGGCTAAAGTTGCATTACTCAAGCCTTGTACATACAAATGGAATGTTGATGGCTCTGATGGTGAGGGCTTTATTGCTCACGAATTGGCAGAAGTTATGCCTCATGCAGTTACTGGCGAGAAAGACGCAGTAAAAGAAGAGCAGTACGAAGTCACGCCAGCCGTCATGGATGAAGAGGGCAACACAATCACAGCGGCCGTTATGGGTACACGCACTGTGCCTGATTACCAAGGCATCGACACCAGCTTCTTGGTCGCCACGCTGACAGCGGCAATCCAAGAACTCAAGGCCATCGTAGACGCACAAGCAGCACGCATCACCGCACTTGAGTCTGCACCATGACCGAAGACATAACGCACCGAGAAATCTACGACAGGCTGGTGGCTGTTGAGGTGAAGGTGGATGCCCTGACCCAGAATACCAAGGATGTGACGGCAGCCTTCAATGCCGCCCAAGGCGCATTTAGGGTGCTGGAAACGCTCAGCAAGCTGGCCAAGCCCTTGCTGTGGATTGGTGGTCTGTTTGTGGCGGCTGCGGCCTTCTGGGAACACTTTAAGGCACGCTGACATGGACGCGCTGCCGCCACCACCACCAGTGGCGCAAGCACCCGCCCCAGTTTATGAATGCGTCAGGTGGTCATGGTCATCTGATAGGCTCTTGGTTTGGTGTTTGAAGTGGCGGGAAAAAGGCAAACCTGAACCTAAGAAGGTAGCAGAAAGTGATTGATCCTCTTACAGCGCTAGCAGGCATACAGGCGGCAGTCGCGCTGATCAAGAAGGTCAGCAAGACTGTTGATGATGTATCGTCTCTCGGCCCCGTCCTTGGCAAGTACTTTGATGCCAAGTCTACTGCAACCAAAGCTGCTGTCCAAGCCAAGAAGTCCAAGTCCAGCATGGGCACGGCCATCCAGATTGAGATGGCTCTGGATCAGGCCAAGCGCTTTGAGGACGAGTTGCAACTGCTGTTCATGCAATCCGGCAAGGTTGATGTTTGGAACAAAATTAAGTCCAGAGCAGCGGCAATGGATGTGGAGTCTGCCCATGACGCACGGCGTGAGCGAGAGGCTGCGGAAAAGCACAAAAAAGAGCTTGATGATATTGTTGAACTTTGTTTGATGGGGCTGATTTTTCTTGTCTTGCTTGGGGCAATCGTGTATTTTGTCTTTGGCATTCTTGCGCAGCGACAGTAACTGTTAAAAAGGTAAATCATGGATTGGCTAAAACAAATTGCACCAACGATTGCCACGGCAATGGGCGGCCCACTGGCTGGCATGGCAGTGTCTGCCATCTCCAAGGCCATTGGTGTTGACCCCGACAAGGTGGGCGACATGATCAGCAACAACAAGCTGTCAGCAGAGCAGATTGCCCAGGTCAAGATTGCCGAGATCGAACTGCAAAAGCAAGCGCAGGAGCTTGGCCTTAACTTTGAAAAGCTAGAGGTTGAGGACAGGAAGTCTGCACGGGAGATGCAGGCTACCACCCGCAGCCTGATGCCGCCAATACTGGCTGGCTCTGTCACTGTTGGGTTTTTTGCCATCATGACACTGATGTTTTTCAACAAGCTAGATGACAGCAACCCTGCCATCTTGATGATGTTGGGGTCGCTCGGCACGGCTTGGACAGGAATAATTGCTTATTATTTTGGGTCAAGCGCTGGCTCACAAGCCAAGACCGATTTACTTTCTAAGGCAGGGCCAGTGAAATGAAAGAAAACTTTGACCAGTGCTTGGCCGCAGTCCTCCACCATGAAGGCGGCTTTGTAAACCATCCGAAAGACCCTGGCGGCATGACCAACCTTGGCGTGACCAAGCGCGTCTGGGAGGAGTGGGTCGGGCATGAGGTGGATGAAAAAGCCATGCGTGCGCTGACCCCTGAAGTGGTCGGCCCGATGTACCGCAAAAAGTACTGGAACAAGGTCTGCGGCGATGACCTGCCCACCGGCTTGGACATGGCGGTATTTGATCTGGCCGTCAATTCCGGCCCAGGCCGCGCTGCCAAGATGTTGCAAAAAGTGCTAGGCGTGCCAGAAGATGGCATGATCGGGCCAAAAACATTGGAGAAGGCCGCAAGCATTGATGTCGGAAAACTGGTCGAGGACTACAACGCCCAGCGCTTGACTTTCTTGCAGGCTTTACCTACATGGGAGACTTTCGGCAAGGGATGGGGTCGGCGCGTGGCCGAGGTATCCAAAGACGCCGAGAAGATGATGGCCTGACATAAGTCGGTCACAAGCCGGCGGTATGCTCCGCAGGTC